GAATAGAATCTTCGTTGGTTGCCCTTAACGCAAAGATGGACAATTTGCTTAGAGAAATAAAGTGAGGTAGCATATTGTGATATGGCAAAGACTTAAGCATTTTACAAAAGACGAGAACTGGGGCGATCCTGACAAGATAAACGGTTATCTTCTTTTATGTATTGATGCCATCAGGGATATATATGGTAAAAGCTTTGTTATTCATTGTGGCTACGATAAGGATGGTCATGCTTTGGCATCTGAACATTACAAAGGAAATGCCATAGACTTCCATATTGAAGATGATATCCCTTTATATAACCAGGTTATGAAATTCATGAAGATCGTTGCTGACCTTCAGTTGTTAGAAAAAGTTGGCGTGGGTATTTACCCGAATTGGAACAGTCCCGGCTTTCACTTTGATGTAAGAGGTAGTAGGGCAAGGTGGGGTAAGTTGGATGAGTATGTTAGTTTTACAAGAGTGATGGGCTATATGAGTAAGAAAAGGTAGGAGGACGTTATGTTTTTCGATATATTTAAATCAATTTTAGCACCAGTAACTTCTTTTATTTCTGGGTGGCAACAAAGAAAGACAGCAAAATTAGAAGGAGATTTAAAAATAGCAGATGCGAAAGTGACTGCACAGATTGATAGGATTCAAACAGCACAGGCTGCCGATATAGCATGGGAAAACACAAGTATAAATAACAGTGGTTGGAAGGATGAATGGTTTACAGTTATTTTATCTATTCCAGCTATCTTGTGTTTCGTTCCCGGCTTGGCAGACTATGTTAAACTTGGCTTTGGCGCACTTTCAACAACGCCAGATTGGTATCAGTGGTGTTTCATGATAGCCGTAGCTTCCAGTTTTGGCTACAAGAAAATAGCTGATTTCATGGCGTTGAAAAAAGGTTCGTAGAGTATATAAAATTTTCCGAATCACGACAGTTGCGTGAATATCGGAAGGAGGCTAAAAAATGAAAAAGAGAGCAAAAGACGCAGAAGCGTTGGCAAAGGTAATACACGAAGAAGTGTATGGTAGTAAAATACTTGACCCAACGACTTTGCAAGTTGAACCGGGTAGTCCGGCAGAACCAATAGTAGAACCGGTTGTGGAACCCATAGTGGAACCCACGCCTGAACCAGATGTTCCTGTTGTCGAGCCTGTTGAGGAACCAACAATAGAGCCGACTCCAGAACCAAAACCAGTCGAACCGGCAATATCTTCACCTGCGCCCGAACCTGACGATTGGAAGCATAAGTATAATGTGCTTCAGGGCATGTATAACAAGCTCAATGACGACCACAAGGATACTGCTAGGGACGTAGAAATCCTTAACAATGCACTGGCTGCGATGAGAAGTGAGCCGACAATTACGACACCTGCTCCTGCATTTGAACCTGCACCTGTAAGTGAAGCGGCAAGCATATTACAGAGAGAGTATCCGGGGATGTTTGAGGGCATCCAATCGTTAATAAAAGGAGAGTTAGAGTCCTTTGCCAGAAAAGAAATAACTCCGGTTGTTTCAAGAATTGAACGCACTGAGACTACAACTCTAAAAGATAAAAAGGACAAGTTTTATGAGGCGTTGGCAGGGCTAGTTCCTGATTGGGTTATTGTAAACAACGACCCGAAGTTCATAGAAGCTCTTCAAGATAGGGAGCAGTATTCTGGATTGACGAAACACGATTTACTAACTGATGCGTATAACCGTTTAGATGCACCGAGGGCTGCAAGGTTTTTCTTGGACTACAAGAAAGTAACAGCGCCTGCACCTAAGCCGGATTTAACACCTGCGCTTCATCCAGATACGTCATCCGGTGCCGCTGCTGCACCAGTAACTTCCGGTGTACCGAGGGAAATTATTACAGGAAGTTATATAACCAAGTTTTATACGGACTTGGCTAATGGTAAGTACAGAGGAAAACCAAAGGACGCAGAAATAATAAGGGCTAAGATTGATAAAGCCGTACAGGAGAGACGTGTTGACCAAAGCAAATAAACAAGGAGGTCAACTATGTCTGTTGCAAGAACAGTTGGACATCCTGACTATACACAGTCAGGAACAAGTAATTTCATTCCCCAATATTGGTCGGGAAATTTACAGGTAAAATGGTATAATGCAACGTGTCTTCCTGAAATATGTAATAGCGACTACGAAGGTGAGATTAAAGATTCTGGAGATAAAGTTTACATCAGGACAGTTCCGTCCGTTACCGTTAATACATATACCAAAGGATTGGCACTCAGCTATGAGCACTTAGAGCAAGCTGATTTAGAACTCGACATCGACAAGGGCAAGTATTTTGCTTTTGCTATAGATGATGTTGATAAGTTCCAGAGTGATCTGGCTCTCATGGATAAGTGGTCTACAGATGCTTCACAGCAAATGAAGATCAGCATCGAGACTGGTTTCTGGTCAGATTCAGCGATCTATGCAGGTATGGCGACTTACAACACAGGCGCTACTGCTGGATACAAGTCAAATTCCTTTAACCTTGGGGCATCAACCGCTCCGGTTCAGGTTACAAAAACAAACATTATAGATTATCTGGTTGACTGCGGAACATGTCTTGACGAGTATGACGTTCCAAGGACTGACAGGTGGTTTGTAATGCCGATGTGGATGAGTGGGCTTATAGATAAGTCAGATTTGAAAGACGCTTCCATGACTGGCGAGTCCAGTTCTCCATTGTTAAATGGTAGAATAGGAAGGGTTGCAGATTTTACTATCTATCGTAGTAATACGCTGTATTCTCTTACGGATACGGTAGTTTGTACTTATGCGATGTTCGGGCACAAAGCTGCTTTGACATTTGCATCGCAGATTTCAAAGGTACAGCACATTCCTATTTCGGAAACTTCATTCCAAGAAAAAATGCGTGGCTTGAATGTCTATGGTTACAAGCCCGTAAAACCAGAAGGCTACGGTACTCTGTATTGTAGACAGTAAATAAAAGGAGGTTAACTTATTATGGGTACAGTAGATTATACAGGCGGAAGTTCAGTTAGTTCTGGAAAGCCTGCTAGAGGATTAGGCATGGTTTATACCATAGAAAATGAGTTGGACTTTGCCACAACATCTTGTTCGGCTGCTGACGTTGTTCAGGCGTTGGATATACCGGCCGGAACGCATGTTTTGCAAGTGTGGTGTGAGGTAGTTACTGCGGAAGGTGCGGCATGTACGGCAACTGTAGGTGATGCTACCTATGGAGCTGCGGCATGGGACGCTTCCACTAACCTCAACGCTGCGGCTGGTACAGTGACATTTGGTGTTGGTGGAACAGATGCCAATATTGCTTTAGGTGGTATATTTTATGCTGCTGCTGAGACTATTGACCTTACCATGGGTCACGATACTGATACCGCTGTTATGAACGTAATAGCACTCTGCATTGACGTGTTGGGTCAAGTATAAATTAGGCTATGGGGGCAGGATAACACCTGCCTCCATATAACTGGTAAGGCATTGAGCACGCAGAGACATGCCTGACTAACGACGGAGGTTTAAAAAATGAGACACGAAGAATTAAGTGTAGGTGAATTGAATGTAGATAGCATTATTGGAAGCGGAGCACCGGGAGTTCCAACAAGCGGCAGGAGAGTTTTTCTTGATGCGGCAAACGGTTCAGATGGAAGTGATGGAGATGCCAAAACTCCTAAAAAGACTTTTGATTCTGCTTATGGGCTGATGACAACACTTAAAAACGACCAGATGTTTATTTATCCGGGAGCATCATCTCTGAGCCTTGCTTCTGAATTGACAATCGCAAAGAGTATGTGCAGTTTTATTGGCACACACTGGGGTATAAATGAGCATCACAGGTCACGTTTTGGTGCAAGTGCTGCTTTTACGCCTATGATTACCGTAGAGGGATATGGCAATACTTTTGCTAATCTCTATACTCAGCATGGTACAGCACAAGGTGATTATGTTGGATGGGACATTGAAGGGCATAGAAATTCGTTTCACAATGTTCATTTCGGTGGGCCATTTTTTGCTACACAGGCAGATCATGCTTCCTATAGAGGTGTTACCATAGCGGGAACTGAAAATTATTTCAAAGGCTGTATGTTTGGAGACAGTTCCATGGCAAGAAATGCGGCAAACTATAACGTACAGCTAGAAGCTGGGGTTACGGCTACTTTTGAAGATTGTGTCTTCAGAATGTTTGTTGATGGTGGCGATTCCATGTTTGTGAATTTCATGAACAGTACAAGTGTTACTCTTGCTTATTTTAGAAATTGTACGTTTATGGTTCTTAGTTCTAATATGGCTACCAGCATAGATGAAGCGTTTAACTTCACGTCTGGGTCTACTGCTGCTGCGATATTAGATAGTAGGTGTAATTTTATTAATGTAACTAAAATTGCATCTTCTGCTAGTGATGTATACGTTTATCTGGCAAGACCACATGTTACTACTACTATTGGTGAAGGCAATATTGCTGAGGTTCTAGTTTCTTAACGATTAGCAGGTCGAAGTTATTAACAGGGGAGGGCTTTCGGGCCTTCCCCACTAACCAAAATTGAGGTTCTGATAT